GAATCCGGCCTGAAAGACAAGCGCGCCGCAGTAGCCAAAGTTCACGGCGAAGTTGTTGCAAACGCCTTGAACGGTGAGGCTCTGGATGCAATGTTCGCTAGCGTGCAAACTGCAGCAGGCATCGTTTCGGGAGCTCCAGTTACCAACGCCAAAGACGAGTTCGAAGGCTATAGCTTGAACCAAGCTGATCAGGAGGCCAAATAATGGCTAACGTTATCTGGCGTGGTCCTGTGCATCTTGCACAGCCTGATTCGCGCACTCTGAAGACCGGCGCAAGCATTCTGCCTGGCCTGGCTGTTACCGTAACCGCTGGCGTGTTCCAGTTGGCCGCAACCTCCAAGGTCGATTACTTCATCATGCACAACCGCGCCTACATCGGCGAAACCGTGGATACCGCTGTTCCGTCCGGCGAAACTGGCGAAGCATTCAAGCCTGTTCCGCAGTACGAATTCAACGTTCGCTTTGCCGCTGCTACCTACGCGCCAGGTGCCGTCCTCAGCATCGCTGCCGGCCAGTTCAAAGCCGCAGTAACCGGTGAAGTCGCTGTAGCTGTATTCGACGAGGCCGCATCTCGCGCAATCAGTGCAAACGGTCTTGGTGACGTTCGTATCCTCGCTAACTCCTACGTGGTGCCTGCATAATGCCTATTCTGACTTTTAACAAAGAGCAAGAGGCTGCCGTAATTGGCAAGCGTCGCGCTCATAACGCCCGTCAAGAGCGCCTCGCACGAGATAGTGAAGGCGAGATGATTGGTAACGCCTATACCATCCCTCGTGATGCTTGGGCCACCTACGACAATGACCTGATCACCTTGCAGCGTGCGCAGCTTGGCGTGTTCAGCGACTTGGCCAGCCTGCAAAAGAACGTGCCAATCGGTAAGGTTCTGCAATACTTCTCGAAGGTCGGCGACCAAGGCGAAGTGAACAGCTCGATTGATGGCCGTAGCCGTGCGAAAGCCGACGCTCCAGTCATTGATTACGAAGGCACCCCGCTGCCGATCTACGACACCACCTTCACCTTCGGCTGGCGCGATGTTGAAGCTGCTCGTCAAGATGGTGGCTGGCAGTACCTGGACGCCGCTACTCGCGACAACGGCAACCGCCGTATCGTTGAGAAGCTGGAAGACCTCGTGATCAACGGCGACACCAAGTTCAACGTTGCCGGCAACCAGATCTACGGTCTGCGTACTGCTCCAGGCCGCGCTACCGGTAACTTCGGTAACGTCGATCTGGTAACCGCAACCGGCGCTCAGTGGGTTGAAGCGGTCAAACGTGTTCTTCTCGGCCTGCAAGCCAAGAACTACTACGGTGGCGCGACCATCTACCTGAACTACGGTGACTGGTTCGCTGCATCGGTTAACGACTACGTTACCGCCGCGCCTCAGAACACCATTCTGGCTCGCCTGATGGCGATTCCTGGTGTTGTCTCTATCGTTCCATCCACCGCTGTTCCAGTGAACGAAATCCTCGCCGTTGTGAAAGAACGCCGAGTGCTGGAAATCCTGACTGCGATGCCTGTTACTACTATGCCGATTGAACGTAAAAACTTCACCGACGAGTACAGCTTCCAGATCATGACCGCCGTAGCGCCGCAGTTCAAGCGCGACATGGCTGGCAACGCTGGCTACGCGCAGTTCGTTAAAGGCGCATAACCGCCTGAGTTAGAATAGGGGCCTTGATTGGCCCCTTTTTTATTGGAGTGAAAATGAAAGAGTTTGAGATTACGCAGCGCGGCGTCTTTGTTGATGGCGTAGAGCTTGAGATTGGCGCACGCGTTAAGCATGAGTCGCTGCCTGTCACGCTGGTTAACAAGGCTATCGAGGTCGAATCAGTAGAGATCGAGCAGCCCCGCCGTGGACGCCCACCAAAGGATAAAGAGTAATGGCCAGATTCCGCGTCACATACCCCGCGAACGGCCTTGAGGCAGGCGCTGTAGTAGAGGCCGACTCGTGCCCGCAATGGCTTAAGGGTAAGTGTGTATCGCTGCCTGATGAGGCTGTGAAGGTGCTTGAGGTTGCGACGCCTAGGCCTAAGGTTAAGCGGAAGTAATAAAAAAGCCCTCACTTGGAGGGCTTTGTTTCAGATCAGGATAAGCAGCAGGAGCCATAGCATGCTCGTGTCCTCGGTTTGTTTATGGGCCTGATGTTCAGGGCGCTTGTCTTGCTTAACTCAGAGACTAGACTCTCAACCTAATCCCGTCAAGCAAGAAATCTCATTATTTTCGGCGCAATCTCCTTGGCCTTGGTCACTAGGAACAGATGGCCGTCTTCGATTACGTGCAGTTCAGCGCCAGGAATGCGTCTGGCGATGAATTCCATGTTGACCAAGCGGATGATCGGATCGTCATTGCCTGCAAGAACGAGCGTGGGTTGCTTGATCTTGTGCAGCCAGAATGCTGACGACCAGAACCAGACGGCCATGCCTTGGAGCTTGTATCCAAGCTGCGATGTAGGCGCCTTCATTTTGTTGGCGTAACTTGCGCACAGCTCAGGATTATTCCGAAACGAGCCACCATAAATCTCTGGAGCAATTGCAGCCATATGCTCAGGGTTCGTGTAGCGCTCAGGGCTAGCCATCAGCATCAGGACCTTCATCGAAGGCGGAACCATCGTAACGCCTGAAGAGGTAGCAGCCAGAATGAGCCTGGTGCAGCGCTTAGGATGGTCATAGGCGAACTGTTGAGCAAGGAATCCGCCCCATGAGACGCCTGCAACTGTAACCTCGTCGTAATCCAGCACATCAAGCATGCGGATAACGAGCCGACCAAGGCTGCTGAATGTATAGGGCAGCAGAGGCGAAGGAGACCCACCAACGCCAGGCACGTCGAACGCAATCACCTCAAGATCAGGATCAAGCGCAGCAACAAGGGGAAACACAAGCTCCAGTGATGCGCCGATGCCGTTGAATATCAGCAGCGGCGTAATGGTTGATTTTCCTGGACGAACAGCCGTGCGGATTGTCTGTCCGTCGATAATAACTGTGCGGTAAACGAATGGTGTTGTTTTTATTTCCGTTAAGCAGCTCATTGTCATTCCTTTGGCTTGGACTACAAGAAACTCAGTACACGCTCGTATTCTGCTGTCATTCGGTCAGCTTCTGCTTGGGCTTCTTGTTCAGTCTTGAAGCTGCCGATGATCATTTCGCAGCTGGTTACGGTGAAGGTATTGCGGGCTTTCTGTACTGTGAAGGTCATTTTGTTGCTCCGTTTATTGGTTATTTGCTGAATTTCCAAACATATTTTGAGAAATGCAGGAATCTTGTTAGGCGATTGCCAAATTTCCAGCATCCAACGACATGAATGTTTTTGAGCGTCATCCGCTCGACACCTGACTCAAGAAAAATGGCATATTCAGCACGGCTAAGAAGCAGTGTATCCGAGCCGTCAATGACTACAGTGGGCTTTCTGTCATCGACAAGTGTTGCTCCTGGATCTTTGACTACAGAAATCTTCACTCAGCTTTCTCCTTATGTTTTGTTGCGTGATTCGTAGGCTATTCCCTCGCAGATTCTACGTCAATAGCCCGTGCTAAAATATGGGAAACTATTTTCCAGGTGGCGAAAATGCCTACGCTAGACCAGCTCAAGCAGTACCTTACGTCTATCGGAGTGCCACTACCTCCTGATTTCATCTTGCAGGCATGGCTTGATACGGTTGCTGTGATTCAGCCGTGCCTTGATGGCGCCGGCTATCCAGCGCCTGCACAACTTCTGATTTACCTGTATGCGCTTGGCCTTTTCGGCTTCGTCAACGGCGACAAGTACATCTCCAGCCAGACGGCGCCTAGCGGTGCATCTCAGTCGTTCCGGTACAAGTCGTTTGCCGATGGCTATCGCTCGCTCCGAGCAATGCTTGGCGCACTCGACGCCTCCGGCTGCACCGATTCTGTTATTCCTCCGGAGCCTGGCGCATCTGCCGGCCTGTGGGTTTCTACCGGCGGGAAGTGCTGCTGATGGCCTTCATGTCCGCGTGGTACATGATCGACACTGCAACGGTCTATCCTCGCTTAGCCAGTGACGACTGGGGAGGCGGCGTAACATACGGAACACCTTATCTAATACTTTGCGGTCACGAAGGCGTATCGCGCCAATCACGCGACACTGAGGGTGCAGAGTTCGTTACGCGGGACATCTATTACACAGGAGACACTAGGCCCGCTTACTTGGACCGAATCGCATACGGAGACACAACCGCTCAAGCATGGGATGCAGTATCAGCCGCAGAGATTCGCAAGATCGCCCGTCACGGCATGTCCGCGTTTGGGTACGAAGACGAGTACGAGCTGGAGACTGTCTAATGCCGGTTAAGGGGCTGAAGGAGGTTCGCCAGCAACTACGCAGGGTGTTCGGCGATATCTCCGGACCTAAAGCAGAAAAGACGCTGACTGAAGTCCTGATTATCGCGGCTGGATATGCTGCGACGATGACGCCAATCGATACGAGCAACCTGATTAACAGTCAGTATCGAAAGATCACTGCATACGGGACTCGCGTTGTCGGCGCTATCGGTTACACGGCTGCTTATGCTGCCGCCGTACACGACGCGAAAGGAACTCTTAAAGGCACAAACACGCCTCGCTCTAGATCAGATCCGTCACGCGGCAACTTCTGGGATCCTGATGCTGAGCCTGAATTCCTACGAAAAGCATTCGAAGACTCTGATGCCAGAGCCGATATAGACGCAGCCATTCAACGCGGGATGAAAGTCTAATGAGCCACACACCAATCAACCTGTTCCGCGACTGGCTAGAGGCTTACGTTTCGACTGCTGGCTATACGATTAGTCGCGGGATGTGGGAAGAGGTAAATAACAGTGCGAAAAAATTCGTGGCCGTATGGTCTGACTCTGGACGCTCGCCAAATGGTGAAATCCAGTATCCGCATATTCGCGTGATTGTTACTGGCCGGGCAAATGGTCGGGCGCTGGGCGACACAGAGGCCGCAGAGTTGTTTGCTGAATCTCTATTTGATGCTGCAATCGCCAACTTCGAAACTAGCTGCATGATGCAGATTCGAGCGCTTGGAAGTATTCAGGGGCCTTATTACACAGAGACAAACCGACCGTGGCTAGAAATTAATTTCGAGCTTACGTGTTAAACTATTGCTTGAAATATACGCTCAGTTGTGGGCGATACTCAACAACCTTATAGGAGGCGCCGAGAATGGCCCTTAACTGTGCAAGTTCTAAATTCGTAGGTAAGAGCGTTCTCGCAGAATTTGCTCTAGCTTGCGGTGATGTTGATCCGATGACGCTGACATGGCTTCCGCTGGGTGCCGCTCGCAACAAATCGCTGACTATGAGCGCCGACACTGTTGATGCGACCGCAGACGATTCTGTAGGCGGCTTCCGTGACACCTTGATCACCTACAAAACCTTCGAAGTGTCTATCGATGGCGTTACCAAGCGAGACGATGGCACCACCTCGAATCAACAGTTGCTGTTTGATCACTTCGTTACCGATCCACAACCGTACATCTGGTTGCGCCTTACCGGTCCAATCAACACTGTTATTGGCTTCTGCATTCTTACCGAATTCAGCCAAGAGTTCCCTTACGACGATATCGCTACTTACTCCATCACTGCAAGCGCAACATCGCGCCCTGGTGGTTTGGCTAGCGTAATTGTTGAAGATACTCCAATAGCCGTTACATCCGTCGTAACAACTCCAGCCACTGCAACTGTAGCCGTTGGTAATGTGACCAACATCGACTCTTCTGTTCTTCCTGCCGCCGCTAACCAAGCAGTGGTCTGGACTTCCAGCACGCCAGCAAATGCCACCGTGAACTCTAGCGGTCGTGTTACTGGTGTGGCAGTCGGTACTTCTACCATTACGGCAACCTCTGTGGTTGATCCGACCAAGAGTGACACTACTGTGGTTACAGTCGTGGCTTAAATGCAGTAGATACACAAAGGCCCCTAAACGGGGCCTTTTTTATTGCTTCAGATTTCCTTCTTGGCAAGCAATATGTACTTGCTTGGCTCAATGCAGGCGAACCGAGGTTGCTCGCCGCTCTCTCTGTTCTTTCCATTCAGAAATTCCGCCATCTCAAAGCATCCTGCGTCATCAGAAACGCCGAATCTATTCGTTGCGTCGATATAATCGCATCCAACATCAGAACACAAGCCAATCACTAGCATCAGAGTAAGCATTTCACATCCTTGAATTCGTTTGAGTTGGCCGAGTATATCCATGGTTCTGATCGCGTCAATACCCTCATGGTAAAATAGTCCAATTATTTATGGGCGCAAATCATGCGAGCGATTGTCAGCATCGGAGAGGTCGGCGTCAGTTTTGGCGAATCCGATTACATTTTTCGGCCATCCCTCAAGGCAATGGATTCTCTAGGCTCTCCATCCGAGATCGTGGAAAAGTTCAGCCTTCTTTTCTCTGCTCCAAAATTCAATCCATTTTGGCCTGTGCCTGCGTATAGGGCGTGGGAGCGTGAGGTTATGGCTACGGCATATGATGTTCTCGTGGCTTGCTGTGATGATGATGTAACACCCCTGCTCGGCCACATGGGCAGCAAGTGGGGCTCGTTTGTTACAGGCGCCATGCCTTCGCAAGACATGGTGCATATTGCTCGCTCTCTCATGCGTCACGGGATCATTGGCCTGAAACCAGAAGGCCGGCTAATCGAGAAGCCAAAGCAAGAATTCGTGCCAGAGTTCAAGCCTCGCGAGTTTGTTGCTCAGGCTGTCGCGCATCTCGGCCTGTCTAGCGCTGAAGCCTGGCAGATGACAATGACAGAGTTCTCTGGCGCCATGCAATCCAAATTCGGCAAGCCTGACACCCTGCCGCCGCCAGAAGAACACGACGAAGCAATGTCGCGCCTCGCAGAAATCAACAGATTGCGTCAGTATCAGGTGAAGAAATGACCATTAACGTAGGATCCATCGTTTATGAAGTGGATGTGGAGACGGCCGGACTGGTCAAAGGGTCTGATTCTGTAAATAAAAAGCTTGACGAACTCCAGAAAAATATCGCGAAGACCGACAAAGCCGCATCGGATACGACAAAGCGGTTCTCTGTGCTCGGCAAGGACATGAACACGTCTGCCGCTAGTGCGTCAAAGTTCTCTATGGCTATGACGCCGCTGGCGACTGCCATTGCTGGCGTTGTCAGCGCGCAGGCTTTAATCAATCTCCAAAAGCTTAGTGAGCAATTCACTCTTCTAGAATCTCGGGTAAAGCGTCTGTCTGCAACGTCTTCCGATGCGAAGACAAACTATTCTGCGCTATTGCAGATCTCGTCTGCTGGCGGCTCTGATCTGACGACCACCATTAAGCTATGGGAGAGCCTGACGGCTTCTCTCGTTAGTCTTGGCGTTACTCGCGATCAAGTGCTTAGCCTTACCGACACCCTGCAAAAGATTGGCAAGATCGGCGGGTCCAGCGCCGAAGAGATTAGCGCTGCACTGCGTCAATTTAGTCAGTCTGTAGCAGGCGGTACGCTGCGCGCTGAAGAGTTCAACTCGATCATTGAGCAGATGCCAGAGCTTGGCCGCAAGATCGCTGACGGGCTTGGCATCCCGTTTGGCGAACTACGCCAGCAGATGCTCGACGGCAAGCTTACGATTGATCGCGTACTTGAGGCTATTTACGGGCAAACAGGTAAGGTTAATGAGGAGTTCAAGAAGGTTCCTCGCTCTGCTGGTGATGCTTCCAATGCAATCGTTAACGCAATGGGGTCGGCAATCTCAAAGATTGACCAGGCTGCGGGCGCATCAAGGGCTCTTGCTATTGCGCTGGATGCTGTAGCTACCGGCATACGCTTGTCTACTGGCGATCTCGATCAACAGCAAAAGCTAGCTGTTGCCATGCAGAAGCGTGTTGACCTGCAAACCAAGCTGGCTGATCCGTTGACCGGCAGCGCAACACGAAAGGCAGCAGAGAAAGAACTGTCTTCGATCAATGATCAGATTAAGGCTATTCAAGACAGGAAGGTGGCCGAGCAAAAGGCCGAGAACGACAAGCTAAAGATCACCGCTCCTGCAAATGCTCCAGCTAGCGACTCACAGAAAGCTCTTGAAACCCTGGCAAAAGAAGCAGAACTAGCCAAGATCGTTGGCGTCGAGCGCGCCAAACTACAGGCCATTCAGAAGCTTGGCGACAATGCTACGGATGCAGAGAAGGCAAAGGCTTCTGAGCTGGCAGCGTCTATCTACAATCTTGAGACTGCTCGAAAAACAGAAGGGGCGACAAACAAGAAAGTTAAGACAGAGGCTGAGCAGCTAGCCACTAGAGCAGCAGCAGCCGAGAAGAAGGGTATTGATGACAACATCAAGGCGTTTCAGGAACTTGGCGTGCAGATGGCTGCTGTCGGCCAGAATGCCAGAGATGTAGCGATGCGGCAGGCAGAATTGAGCCTGAACAAATACGCGACTCCAGAGCAAGTCAAGACTGTTCGCGAGATGGCTGGCGCTCTTTACGATCTGAACCAGGCAAAGTCGAATAAGGCCCTGCTTGGACAAGTTGATCCAGCAGCAGGCGCACAGCAAGGCCTTGATCAGCAACTGAAAGACCTTGATACGCTCAAGACCGCCAAGATGCTCAGCGATACCGAGTATCTGACATTTAAGGAGCAGGCTGAGACTGACTACAACGCTCGCATGACCGAAATCGAAACAGCCCGTTTCGCTGCTCAGTCTGCTGGCAATGCCGCTCTTGTCGCAGGGATGGACGCTCTTGCAGCATCCGGCACACAGGCTCTTGGCGGCTTGCTTTCCGGAACGATGAGTCTTCAGGATGCAATGGGCAATATTGCCAATACCGTACTTAATTCGGTGATTGGCTCGTTTGTTCAGATGGGTACGGACTGGGTTAAACAGCAATTCGTGATGCAGGCTGCGACCCAAGCAACAAAGGCCGCAGAGATTGGCGGCATCGGAGCCGTAGCAGCGGCTCAGGCTGGCGCTACTGGTGCAATCGCCGCAACCACTACAGCTACGGCGGCAACCACTGGTACGGCTGTAGCATCGTCCATGGCTCCTGCTGCTGGCCTGTCTTCTATCGCTTCGTTCGGTGGTGCCGCTGTGATCGGTGGTGCCGCTCTGTTGGCAACCATGGCGCTCGCTAGTTCGTTCGGTGGTGGTCGTCTGAATGGTGGCCCGGTAAGCGCTGGAAACATGCACCGCGTTAACGAAAACGGCAAGCCTGAGATCTTCAACGCGGCAAACGGTCGTCAGTACATGATGCCAAACACCAGAGGCGAGGTTGTATCTAACAAGGATGCAACTGCGGGTGGTGGCGGATCTGCACCGCCCGTCATCAACATCAACAACTATTCCGGACAAGCAGCAACAACCGCTAGCAAGTTCAGCGAGGCCGATAAGCGCTGGGTCGTGGATGTTATTGTTGGTGACATGCAAGGCGGTGGCACTTCTGGCCGCACCGTCAACCAAATCACTGGAACAAAGAGGGCTGGCAGTTGAGTATTCTAGATATTGTTCGGGCTAGCGGCGGCCCTGATTGCATCATTCCAACCCTGGAACTGTCTTGCCCTGTATGGGCGGCATCACTATTCATCTGCGCCGGCTATGAAGACATCACGGCAGTAACGGAACTTGGCGCAACTGTTACATTTTTGGCGGCGGGTATTGACGTATCGCTGCCGAAGAAGAACAACGACGGTACTCAGAAGCTGTTGTTCGCTATTGACAACGTTCGCGGTGATGCTCAGGCGCTTATTGATCAGGCTCAGGCAGTTGATGCGCGGATTACTATCACTTACCGTACTTACTTAGCGTCTGACCTTTCGGCTCCAGCCGAGAAACCGTATCGAATGACATGCATCAGTGCGACCATGAAGGGGCCTACTGTCGAGATTAGCGCCGGTTACTTCGACATGATTAACGCGTCATGGCCGCGAGATGTCTATACGGCAGCATTCGCCCCAGGCATCAAGTACATCTCATGATCGAAAAATACCTATTAATTCCGTATGTCGATGGTGGTCGGTCCATGGATGGGCTGGACTGTTACGGCCTGCTTATCCGCATCAGGGAAGAGCTAGGGCTAGCAGCGCCTCCAGATGTAGGCAGCATCACGCGACATAACGCAATCGCAATGCAGCATAGGTATTCTGAGACTGTCGGCCAACTAGAAGAGTGCCAGCCTGAAGTCGGCGCAATTGCAGGCGTATTCCGTAACAAGGCGCTGATCCACGTCGGGGTTGTTGTCAGTATCGATGGTAGACTATCGGTACTAGAAACCAATCCTAAATCTGGACCTCGCTGGCTAAGAGTTCGCGAGTTTAAAGATCAATACGCCAAGGTCATCTTCTATCGTGATAGACATTTTCCCGAATCAT